AAGTTAATAGATGAAGATATGAAAACAGCCGACAAGGAATAACCCCTGTCGGCTGAAATTCTACCTACTTAATCTTAATTTTCTGCCCAACATAAATGAGATTAGCGTTCTTGATACCATTATTCTTAGCAAGCTTCGCAACAGTGGTCTTGTAGCGCTGTGCGATGCCCGAGAGCGTGTCTCCACGCTTTACAGTATAAGTTACTGTCTTCTTTGTGGAGCTTGTAGTCGGCTTGCTAGTCGGTCTGATAGCCTGCTTCTTAAAGCCGTTCAGCCCTGCCGCCTTGATCTTCGCAGGATAGTCCACATAGCAGATGTCCATATCAACATTGCCGCTGATACCGCTGACTCTGCCAGTGGAGCTGTACTGCCACATACCATATGTTCCGCCGTAGTTGCAGCGTGAGCCGTACTCAGCGACCCACAGGGCATACCTCTTGGCAACAGAGGCAGATATGTACTGCTGTAAAGGCGAACGGCTAATATACAGTCCTGCCCAGTAGCCTGCGTGTTCAAGTGCATTGCAGAAAGTCTTGACAAGGCTGTTGCAAAATGCTCTGCCCTTTGCGAACTGTGAACGTTCCTCGAGGTCAAAGTATATCGGATACTCAAACGTCTTGCCCTTGATAGCGTTGATACAGGTCTGAGCCTCTGCCTTTGCTTCAGCGACAGTTGCCGCATAGCTGTACCAGTAAGCACCGACCTTTAGCCCTGCCGCCTTAGCTGCCTTGTAGTGGCTCTCGAAATATGGGTCTTTCTGATTTGCGTACTTGCCGAAGCCAGCACGAATGATAACGAAATCGACCCCCGAAGCTTTTACCTTTTTGAAGTCAATGCTCTGCTGATACTGTGAAACGTCAATACCCTTGAATGTCTTTGCCATAAAATTACTTCCTTTCTAAATCATCAATCCTGTGATTAGCCACCTTGATTTTCTCATCAATCAAAGCATAATCCTGTTCCAGTTTATAGGTGCGAGCAATAACACTGTTGTGCTTGTCCACACGCTCAGACAGCTTGTCTATCTTGTACTCGATAAGCTTCTGGCTATCATACTGCGCCTGTTGTATCGTTTTCTGGCTATCATACTGCGCCTGCTGCATAGTCTTACGGCTGTTAGATGCTATGACAATCTGACACACTACCGCCGAAGCCGCCGTTATCAGTGCGACTATTATCGCTTCCGTCACTCATCATCACCTGACTTTCTTTTGGCTGACTGCGTGCCGAAATAGAACGATATCACCACAGTAAACACCGTGATGAACTGATCTGCTGAAATCGTGCGGCGCAGTGCCAACACGCAGAACACCGCTGTCAAGAACAGTGTTACAATGGACTTTACATCAATGAGTTTCGCTAACTTCTGCTTCATGGTATACCTCCTTTGTTATCATCTCATACTCCTCAGCCGTGATCCACTTGCCGACGGCGGCGTTTACCATAGCAACCGACCACAAACGGCTGTCATAGTACCTCTTGACCTTGACGTAGTTCTTACTCATCACCGCTCACCTCCAATTCTACACCGTTCAGCATAGCCAGAAAATCGACGTTTGCCTTTATCCTGTCTATCTCGGTGACCTTTGGTTTGCTGAAATTATCTTCCGTCAGCCCTGCGGCTTTCATCATTTTCTTCTGTAGCTCCGTCATGTTGTATCTCCCACTTCTGATAGTTTCACGATATACTCTTCTTCGTTCGGAACAGGTATGCGATAGCTGTCGTTGCTGCTTCTGAACGTGATTGAACCGCCTGCTTCGACCTCAACGTTTCGTAGAAAATCATCAGGTATCAGGTCTGAAATGTCGGTGACGATAGGGGTTTCCAATTCGTAATATAGCATTACGCCCTGCATTGCCTGTTTGAATGCGGTAGCGTCGGTATAGGACGTATCGTTGACATAGATATACCCGTTAACGTTTGATGTAGCTGATATGCCTGTTATACTGGTTTTGCCCCACGATTCATTTTGCGTTTTTGTCGAATATTTTGGGCATATGAAATTTGGTGCAATGCTATAACTTTTTGTCAATTTTTGCCCGGCTAAATGATGTGTTTTAAATGACACAGATTCACCAGCAGTCCACGTCAGCGTTCCTAAATCCACACTACCCACACACTGGTAGTATTTTTTATTTTCATAGTCCACATAGTTTCGTGCCGTTCCTGCACTCCAACCGTAGCCAGGCAGTGCCCTAATGTTTTCTGGGATTGGGTAAACGTTGCTGTGGTAGGGGGCGTAGGCTGGCATGGTATCTGATTTGTATATACCATCCACAAGCATTATATCAAATGCGTCAGCTATTGATTGCATGGTTTCTTTGTTACCTGGATAACATGCCACCATAATTTGTGTTGAATCGGTCATATCCCTAGAATTTGTTATAGTTTCTCTGACACCATTCGATGTAATCAGCCAGTTTGCCATTGTGTTGCCATGAACATACACAATTCCAAACGACACATTTGTCGGACACGTTTTTTCGTCTTTCAGGGCTATTTGTAGTGTTTTATTTGTGTCAATTTCAAAACCGTAATACAGACCTAATGCTGCACATTTTTCAACATCAAACAAATTTCGTCCCTGCTCCACAACCTCTGTCACCCCAGCACTAACAATTTCCCCGTCAATGACCTCAGAATGACCGCCTATTGACTTCACGCTCATCAGCTTACCACCTGTAGGCACTGCTTTCTGATACGCCGTTTCGCTGTCCGTTTCAAATTTATGGGTCACACCCTGACCGATGGAATACAGTGCGTCCACACGCCTTTGCAACTCTTTATCCGTCAGCTTTACGTTAGCTATTTCAGCTGTATTCTCGGCTATCTTCCCGACAGCCGTCACATAATCATCAGGCAAACTGTCAGCCACCGCCTGTGCTGTCTGCGCAGCGGTTTCAGCGGCTGTTCTGTCCTCTGCGACCTGTGCGGCATGGTCTGCCACTGTCGCCTTGTCAACCGTGACCTGTTCCGCCATTTCCTGCACCGCCTGTCTATCTGCCGTAGTGCTGTCAGCGCAGGTCTTGGCGGTCTTTGCGTAGCCTGTCGTTATGGTCTTGTCGGCTTCGGTCTGCTGTGCTGATGTTGCCGCCTGCGCTGCGGATATTTTAGCGTTATTCTGTGATGTGACCGCCTGCTGACGTGCGTTTTCTGCACCCTGCATGGCGGTGTCTGCCTGTGTTGCGGACGTTTCTGCAGATGCCTGTGCTGTTTCCGCACGGCTTGCCGCCTGTTCTGCGGTATCTGCTGATTTCTCTGCGGCTGTGGCAGATTTAGTGGCGTTATTTGCCGCTGAAGTAGCTGTGTCTGCAGCGGTGACGGCTGTCTGCATATCTGCGTGCGCCTGTCTGCCTATGGCGTCTATGCGGTCTAGTGCGTCAGCTGCCACACTTGGTGACGGCACGGCATTATCACCGATTGCCGCACCGATACGCAGGCGGAATATGCGTGATTTTTTAACTAAAATATACTCGTCGCCAGACAGCTTCTTCGCCGCTATCTGGCAACTGACTGTCTGCGCTGAACGCAAGATATCTGCCGTTGGTGTCCACTGTCCGCCTGTTATATCGACCTCATAGGCAGTGCCGTCGCCGTAGTCGATAGTCAACACATAGCGGTCTGCACCGTCTACTGTCAGCCCTTCGACCGACACGGGTCTTGCATTCGTTTCACCGACGTAACCCAGTAGGGCTGTGCTTAGGGCTACGTCATACTCTGTGTTTAGTGTTATTGTCAATTTAATCACCCCTCTTTACTCTATTGCAATGTAATCCACATAGTATGTTCCTGTTGGCACGGTTCCTGTTGCCCCAGCTCCCATGCAGACACTCAGATAGTATGACGTTCCTGACACATAGACGTGGGTGCAGTAGTTCTGATATGGTGTTGGTGCACCTGTCTGCCGTAGCGTTGCTATTACCTGTTTAGGTGCAAAGGTCAGTCCAAGTGGTATCTGCATCAATGGATTCGCTTTCGTCATCTTGTATTCCACAGTGCCATAGTGTATCTTGCCGGCTCGGCTCAGTATCTCATCGATTTCCTCCCCGGCGTGTTGCATCGGATAATCGTTTTCAGTGATATCCTGCGCCAGTGTCAAATTTTCATCAGCCATTATCTCGCCCCCCTTAAAGCTGTTCTTCAACGCTCAGACCTACCGCTGAAATATCAGCACTCAGTCCGCCGTCAAAAGTAAATCCTAAATTTGTTATTGGTATGTCATAGCTGTCTGCACCGTTGGTGTAGGTCACCACGTCACCTATGTCGAAACGTGGGTCACCAAGTCTGTGGTACAATTCGGTAGTGTACCATGAAAAACCTCCTATTCTGCGCCACAGCGATTGTAGCAGTGATTCGGTCATGTATGGATTTTCAAACTCTAGCACACGTCCTTGCGTGGTATCTGTCACGCCAAGCGACAGCGTTACATCATCACTCACTTTGCAGATTATGCCCACTATCACATTCTGCCTTTCAGACAGCGTAGGCAGGTCTATTGTGTTGTTATCCAATGTTTTCACGCTCTTGCCATACCACTTTCGGACGTACTTTCCGTACCTGTCAACATACCCAAATTGACCCTGTGCAGATGCAAGGTAAGACAGCATTTGTCGCATGGTCACGTCTTTGGGCAATGAGCCGACCTTGAAATAGAAATACTTTGAGTACAGCACCTTGCCGTTCTTATCTATCAATCGCCTGCCGTTCTTGTCACGCAGTAGCCTGACTTCCGTATAATCATTTCCATTCTGCAAACCCAGCTGTCTGCAAATGTCGTCTTCAACGGATCTATTCCAGTTTGGCATAGGGATATGCGGCACATATGGCTTGTCTGAAAAGTACAGCCTGTCCGCCATTGTCAACTGGACACTGCCTCCCGACTTTTTCGACTTCACGCAGGTGAAATGTCCCATTGGTATCTTTTCTTCGTCAAGCATCTCTCCAAGCTTGCTTATCTGCTCCACTGTCAGCTTTGAAAGCTCAGCGTAGGTGTAGGATTCTAGGGTGGAGTAGGTGGTAAATGCCGAGCTGTCTTTCATATACAAACTGAAAACATACTCATTCCCAAGATACTTAGTTCCGTCGTCAACCAGTTCCGCCGTCACACTCTGAGAGCAGACAGCTCCAAGCTCTATATCATCACTTAGAGAGGTTGATTGAATGTCTGTCTGAACGTTCTGAATGCCGTCATATGCCACAGGTTCTCCGCTCTGAACGTCCTCTATCCACATACCCCACAAGGCTTTGTAACTCTCTATCCTGCTTGTTATCTCATTGCTTGCTATGGTGTACATATGCCCTCCTAACGTTCTGCGAATGTGACAGTACAGCTCTTGTAATACTCACCACCGTCAAGTCTGACAAGCCCCTGCGGTACATAGTCGCTTGCGTTGGCAGATATAGAATAATACTTGCCATTGTGCCAAAACTCCAGTTCTGCAAAGTCGGGTCCGTCCTCGATAAGGGATTGTATCTCGGCCGAATCTGCGACAGGAAGCATTGTCCACTTGCAAGGCAGTTTATATTTGCAGAACTTTCTTGCACCCACAAACAGACCTGTTGTATTCACTCGTCCTGAACCTGCCGTCCATTCGTAACAGTTTACAGGGCTCCAGCTATCAGGGTCAGGGTCTGTCACCCACACGCCGTTTATCTTTAGCAATGTTCCTGTCAAAATGCACTCACTCCCGTCTTACGTTTATACTGATTGTTGCTGTCCTGCATACACTTGAAAAGCACCTTGCTGTCAACTGTTCCGAAGAACACAGGATCATAAGCTTTCAGCCAATCAAGTATAGCGTTCAGCACCCTTAACACCTCGTCAAGCTTGCCGTTATCAAACATACCTTGCAGTTTGCTCAGCGGTGAAATTACCTCAGGGTCTGCTTTTGCGTTCCTGTTATCGCCCACCATTGCAAGGGTCGGTGCTGTCGCAAGTCCACCTGTGGCAAGCTTTGGTATCTCAGGTATGCTTATTGTGTCAAGGTCAAAGCCGAAGGTTTCTCCGCCTATGCCAGGCACCCAATCAGGCACATCAAAACTCAGGCTGTTAATGCCGTCGATTATCCAGTTGACCGCACTTTCAATAGCACTGGTCATTTTATTTACTGCACCGATTATTAGGTTTATAGGTGCTTTCACAACGCTGTAAAGCGTATCCCACACGCCTTTAAAGATCTTCTTTACACCCTGCCAAGCCTTTTTCCAATTGCCTGTGAAAATGCTCTTGACGAACATTATAATGCCATTGAGAATGGTCTTTACGCCTCCGAAAGCGTCTGAAAAGGTCTTTTTGAACCACTTGCCTATGCCTTTGAAAACGCCCTTGACAGCGTTAAGAAGCTTTGTGAAGATCTCCTTTATCTTTGCAATACCCTCAGATACGGCATTGTACAGACCTTGTATGATATATCCGCCCATTTCAGCCATGACCTTACTAGGGCTGTGAATACCAAAACAGTTCTTGAAGCCCTCAATAAATGGTGTAAGAACATGGTCATAAAGCCAAGTGCCTATGCCCTTGAAAGCGTCAACAATACCTGTGAAAAGCCCCTCAACGATATTACCGCCACAGTCCTGTATTTTCTCTGTAAAGTAGTCACGGATACTGAAAACAGCGTCCTTGATAAAGCCCCACAGCACCGATACCGCACCACCTATAGCTGAGCCTATCGCCTTGAAAAGCTTTGTGGCAATGCCGCTCCAATCTATTGTAGAAATGAACGTCCACAGCTTTTCACCTATGCCCTGCCAGTTTACAGTTTGCAGGAAATTTATTGCCGTATCAAGCAGACCTTTCACGCCCTCAGAGATAGTCGTTCCTGCCTTGCCCCAATCAATCTCATCAAACCAGCCGTTCACAGAAGTGCCTATGGACGAGCCAAAGCCCGACCAATCAAAGGTGGTAACGAACGAATAAAGATAGTCGATGATAGCTTGCCATTTTGAAGCAATGGTCTTGCCGATAAGCGACCAATTCGTTTTCTTTATACCGCCGTTAAGAAAATTAGCCGTACCCTTGCCGAAGCCTGCCCAATCGAACTTCTTCATAAAGCGGTATCCTGCACCAAAAATTGTGTTTATGCCTCCGCCGAAGCTGTCCCCAAGACCTGTCCAATCAACGCCGTTAATAAAGCTGTTCAGACCGTCTGTAAGCTTATCCACAAAGCCATTCAGCTTTTTCTGAATACCGTCCCAGTTGATGTATGCGAAAGCTCCATTGACCTTTTCAGCCACAAGAGAGCCAACTCCTGCCCAATCGCCCGACTTAATGGCGTCTTTCATACGCTCCGCCCAATCAGGAAGCTGAACGTTGTCGCCGTTTATGGCTGAGTAATCAATGCCGCCCTCTGAACTGTCTGTATCGGACTTGCTCTGATCCGGTGCAACTCTTACAACGTCAAAGTCCGCAAGGTAAGTGTCCTGAGTTTTCTTTATCTTCTCCGCTGACTTCTGCGCCTGCTTTGTCGCCTGCAAGGACTTCTGATAGGTGGTGCCGAAAAGCTCAGAGATAAACGCCGCCACAGTTTTTGTCGCCGTCGCTACGCCCGTCATAAGCGTATTGAGATACGGCATAACTGTGTTCATTATCGGCGTAAAAGCTATGGTGAGGTTGGCTTTTATCTCGTTCAGGGACTTGGCAAATTCTTCGTTGCCTGAAACAGCGTTTGATACAAGTGACTTTAAGCCTCTGAAAATTGCATATGCACCAGCCATTAGAAACACTGATTTTGCCGCCCTTTTGAGAGAGTTTGTCAGCCGTGACAATGGCTTTGAACTGCCGTGTATAACGCTTGTGAGCTTGCTGAACTTTGCTTTCACAGTTTCAACAGCCTTTGAGCCAACAGACTTCATTGCTTTGAATGATCCTACAAGTGTAGTCTTTACAAGGCTTGCCGCTCTTTTTACCGCAGAAGATATCACAGAGAAACTTTTTCCGCTCTCTTTGATTTTTGCACTTAATTTGTCGCTCGTATCATACAGACCTATCAATTGGCTTTTCAATTGTTCGATTTTATTTGACAACTTTTCTGATTCCATTGCGTCATCAGTTGTTGCCAACTTAGTCTGTAATCTTTTTATTTCAGCTTCTGTTCGCTCAATAGCGTTTTGGTTTATCTCAAACTTTTGCTTGAGCCTTTCCAATGGGTCGGCAGCGGTTTTAAAATCCTCTGATATTTTCGCTGCCGCCGAAAGTGCTTCTGTTCTCAGCTTTTCAGCCGCACTACTAGCTGCTTGTTCTGCTTCTGCAACAGCGGTGGCTGCTATTGCATCGGTATCCAATGCTTGTGCATTGCTTAGATCTCCTATCTTGGCTTTTGTCTTGTCGATAACAGCCTGTTGACGTATCATCTGAGCTTCTACACTGTTCAGCTTTTCAATGAGTTTATCAATTCCGATATCATCTGTATCAGCAAGCTGACCGTTAAGCTCTTTATACTTAGCCTGCAACAGGCTCATTTTTTCTGTTGCATTTTCGAGTTGGAGATTAAGCCTTTCAAATTCACTTTCAGGTATTTCAAAATCACCAAAGCTCTCTGTCGCTGTTTTAGCCGCCTCGTCAGCTTTTGCCGTAATTTGCTGAGCGATATCATCAACCTCAGCTTCTATCTTAGCAGGGTCATACTCAGGATTATAATGTATCTGCACAACTTTAGGCTTGATGTTTTCGATTTGGTCGGTAGTGTTCTTTATATGCTCATTGGCTTTATCAAGTCCAGCCACCACCTTTGCAGTAGCCTCCTGCATACTCTTCTGAGCGATCTCCGACGCACTGCCAAAGCCCTCGTCTACGGCTTTAGTGGTCTTATCCATAGCGTTCTCAACAGCTTTCTCTGCCTGCTCTACTGGCTTTGAAAAGCCGTTCTGTATGCTTGCAGATATCTTGTCAAGCTGCTCCTGCACCTTGTTTTTTATCACAAGGTCAAGAGATATAACACCAACGCTTGCTCCGTCTGCCATTACTTATCACCTGCCTTTCCGAACATTCCCTTGAACAGCCTTTCAAAGTATCTCGCAGTTTCAAGCTTGTCTTGCTCTGTGAACGTTTCCTTTGCTTTCTGGCTTCTGAGCGCCGTCCATTCTGAGCGTATCTGCTTTTCATACCTGTCGAAATTTTTTATGATGTCCTTGTTGTCCTCGCTCCTGATACGAACTATCTGACCCAGCGGCGTATCGTGCATAAGCCCTGCAACGAGCCTGTACCAATCGCTGTAATGCAGATTTTCCTGCTCTGAGGGCAGGATATTGTACTGCTTTGCAATGGATTGTATGATAAGCTCTCGGTCATAGTCAAGATCGTACCAGCTTTCTTCAAATTTACTCTGCGTTTTCCTGCGGAAATCGAGCCTCTGTCTTTTCTGCGTCCTCGCCTGTTACCGCTGAGATAACAAGAGTGAAAAACTGCTGATATGCCGCCCAAGGCATATTCATTGCCTCTATCTCCTTGTAGTCCTTTGGTGCGAACGCAAGCTTGAAAACCTCGTCTATCATATCAAGGTCTTTCTTTTCAGCGTTCTTGTCGCAGATGTCAAGTATCTTCTTGACAGTTTTCTGCCTGTCGTCCACAGGGTAGACCTTGTCGCCTACTCTTATCTCAGGTGTACCTGTAAGAAGCTTGCTGTCAAGTGTATACATCTTTGCCATAGTTATTATCCTTTCTGATATATAAAATTAGGAGAGCGCTTTGAACGCTCCCCTGTTTTGTCTGTGTTCTTACGCTGTCGCCTCTGTAAATTCAGGCTTGCCGTCGGAAGCAAAGTCGAACGCAAGCGGCGCAACTGCTGTCGAATCTCCGCCGCCCCATTCTGTTACGCTGACAACGCCCTTGATAACAAGCTTTGCTCCGCTTGGGAAGTTCCACACAAGGGTTGTGGTCGCCGCAGCACCTGTTTTGAGTGCAAGGCTCTCGATGTAGTCATTGCCTGCGTCACCGACGTTTCTCTTGCCTGAGATACTGATAGTGATAGACTTACCAGTGAGCAAACGTCTTGTCCACCCCTGCTGATCAAAAGGCTTCCACTCCTCGATATTGCCGTCAATGGATACTGAAAAGCTCTCCATATCGGCAATAGTCACAAGATTGCTCTCTGTCGAGCCGTCGCCGCCTGTCTTGTCTATCTTGAACTGGTTTTCATATACGGGATAAACTCCTGTTGTGTTTGCCATACTCATTCATTCCTTTCGTAATATACTGTTGCCTCGATAACATATTCACACACGCCTCGCTCGTCCCTGCCAACAGAAACAGGCTCTTTGCATTCGAGATACTTTACCGTAAATCCATCACCCTTATACTGACGTATATCGGATAGGATATCAAGAATGCTTTGTGCCTTTATCTCTGCCTGCGTGGGAGTATCAGTCCAATGAATAAGCACCGAGATATGTTTTTCAAGTGTTTTTGTGCAGGCTTTTCCACCTATGCAGATACGCTGTGGCTTTGAGGTCTTTGCGTTGTACACGCCTATACACTTATCAAGGTTGCCGTCAATAGTGCCTGCATACACGTCCTGCAATTCAAGGATATCGCTCAGCATATCCGCTATGTTAAGTAAAGTCATACGCCTGTCCTCTTTTTGAACTCTGCCACAAACTCATTCTTAGCAAGGTCCTTTTTACTGCCTGTGATATATGGCTCAAGCCAAGCCGCACCTGCGTTAGGGTTATTGCCTTTCTGAAAATGATACTCAGGGTGATAGTACAAACGTCTTGCCTGCGGAGAGCCTGTCACAAGACTTGCACCGCTTTCGTCAGCGTGGACAAAGGTCTGATTATTCTGCATATCGCCTGTATCGAACGGCATTGTCTGAGCACTCACAAGGTCTGCCCTCACCTGCTCCATAGCCTCCTCAGCGGACTTCACAGCGGCGTCCTCGATAGCTTTTATTGCCTGCACATCAAGCTTTATTTCAATGCCCATTATATCAGCTCCAATCTTGTGTAATTCACCCTGCCGTCAGGGTCTTTGGCTTTCTCAGAGCCATATATCTTGTACGTCCTGCCGCCTATGACCGCATAGCCCTCTATAATAGCGTTATCAGGGGCTATATCTCCGCAGAAAAGAGCCTCGCCTGACAAGGTTATAAGCTGTTTCTCTGCGGATAATTTCTGCCTTGACTTCTCAGAGTGAAAGCATTTGCCCTCAAATATGACCGTCTGCTTCTTTGAGCCGTCACGATTAAGTCCGTCCGTTCGATAGACCTTGCAGGGCGTTTTGCATACCCTTTCAGGTACAAGCTGAGGAAACTTCATCACATCAGCCCCCTGTAACATAGTCCTGTCTGCATAAGCACATTGTAGACCTGACGTGTTGTGATAACGCCGTCAAGAGATACCACCTTTGACTTATCGAATGACATTGAAACTCCGCTTATGCTGTAAGCGCTCAGAGGACTTTCTAACAGCTCCGAATTGTCATAGATGAATTTCATCTGCAAGGCTGTGGAACGCTTTATACGCTCTCTCTGAAAGTCTGTGAAGCTGTCAATGCCCTCTGCTGTTATGCGGTTGAAAGTCAGCGTGTCGATATCGCTTTCTGCTCTTTGCCGAATAGCCGAGAACTGTTCTTCGGAGATATCACACTCAGGACAGATATTGCAAAACTCAGTAGAGGTGAGGTACATATCCCTCACCCCTTACTCGCTGTACTCTGCTGTGTCAACGTCAGCGTAAATGCTGTCTATCTTTCCGCCCTTGCCGTTCGGGAAAGTGAAAACATCTGAGAACGCTCTGTTCTGATAGAGCCAGCCGTCACCCTCTGTGTGTCCGCCCGGAGCAAAGCTGTAAATGCTGTTGATCTTAGGCACTATCTTTGTGGTCTCAGGTGTTGCGATAAGCACGTTTATCTTATGCGAACCTGCGACTTTTTCATAGTATGTATCAAGTGCAGACTTGCTCGGTGTGCCTGATACCTTAGTGTAAGAACCGCTTGATTCGGTGTAATACTCCTTACCGCTCACGATATCGGTATCAGCGGTCTTTACATATCTTGCGGCGCAAGGCTCAAAGCCGCCGTCCTCAGGGTCAAAGTTGAAGCGGTCATAGAAACGCTCATCATCAATGACCTCCATGATAGGCACTCCGTCAATGTCAGTCACTCTTGTTCTAAGACCAAGTCCTCCCTCTGCGATCTGTGTCATTTCTATCTTTCGTGTGAACTTGTCAGACTGCTCCAGCAGGTCCATAATTGTGGAAGTCACATACATAATGAGCGAGCCGTTAGACTTGTATCTTCTCAGTTTGCCTGCTGAAAGAAAGCCTTTGAGCTTATCGAACACGTTACCCTTTGTGTATGATGAAGCGGCTGTTGATGAGTGATAGCCCTCAAGCTCTGCCGCTCTCTGAGCTGTCTTTGAGAAGAACAGAGCGTCCGTTTCGGGAGCAGACTGTGTTTTCTCGAATACCTCTGAGATATTCTTGATAGACGCTGATGAGTTCGTTTCGTCAACGTCAGCCTTATCCACAAGGAACTCAACGTCACGGTCGTGTGTGAGTGTGAAAGGCACGTCCGTCTGAACATACTTACCTGTGTTCCAGCCGCCGTTTCTGTTGTGGCTCTTGTAGCCTGATGTTGACATCTGTGTGAAGTGGAAAGTCTTTGCGTCAAGCCACCTTACGTTCTGTGTGATGAACGGACTTGACAGTGTTTCCTGGATCCTTATCTCCAAGAGTTCGGGATTCCATACTTCTGCATAATTAAGATTTGGCATGATTCATTCCTCCTGTTTTTACTTGAATTTGTTCCAGCGTTTCTGCGCTGTTGGTTTGCTCTGTGGCTTCTTTTCATCAGTATCCGAAGATCCTGCACCGACCTTGAAGCCGCCCTGCTTTTTGCCGTCGGACTTTTTGCCGCCCTCGCCTTTCATGTCTGGATACTTCTTCACCACCGCAGAAAGGGCGGCGTTGATATCCTGCTGACTGCCGTTTCTCACATAGCTTTCAGCCACCGCAACGGCGTCCTCGATACAGTCGGGCTTGATACCAAGCTGCATAGCGGCTATCTGAGTTTTGAGCCTGAGTATCTCCTGATCCTTTTCATCAGGTGCGTTCTCGGCACTGTCCTGCTTGTCGGGCTTATCCTCGTTTGGCTGTTCCTGCTTATCTTCTGCAGGCTTATCAGCACCCTCACCGTTCTCGTCAGCCTGACTATCGTCCACCGCAGGCTGTTCCTTGTCGGCAGAGTTCTCATCTGCCTTGTCCGCAGGCTTTTCCTCAGCCTTTGGCTCGTCCTTTTTCTCCTCGTGAGTATCGGGAGTTTTCTTCTCTTCCTCATCAGGGAGTTTCTTTTTCTCGTCCATTTTCTGACCTCGCTTTCTTGAATTTGTGTATGAAAAAAGCACCCGTTAAGGTGCTTAGTTCCGATGTTTACTAATTGACTATTTTTTCTTTGTTGGCTAAAACAAAAGTCAATGCGTTCTCACAGCGTATAAGAGCGTTGATATACTCGCTATTATCATCTGCCTGCTTGCCAATTTTCATTTCAATTTCTGCGATTTCTCTTTTTGCTCGGCATAAAATATAGACATCTTTTATGCTTAGTCCCATATTATTCTTCCTTTCTGATTTTGGGTATAAAAATACCGCCTCGCCGTAGCGGAGCGGTTAGATTTATAACTGACCGATATAATCCAAAATACTTTCGCACATCAAGCCTTCTTCATTTGGATTATAATTTTCATCCAAACAGTTCAAAGTCAGGTAATCACCAACTTTATCTTCTATGACATCAAGTTCATCATTTGGGTCAATACCAATAGAAACAAGAAACTCTTTTTGTTTTTCTGACATTATAATCACTTCCTTTTGTACTTGTTGATTTTGTTCTTGCCTGTTTTCCATATAGTTGCGATAGTTCCAGTTTGGGGATTTACATTAACAGTTGCTTTCTCACCAATAAATCGTTGGCTTGGTCTGCCCAAACTATCAATTTTAATTTCATCAATATACAGCGGGTTTATAAGTGCATCTTTTATATCATTTACAGAAACCTTTCTTTCGGAAGCTCGCTCTTCCATATGTTTTGAAAATTTCGTTACACCAATTCCGTTAGATGTTGTTAATTCAATTTTATCATCTTTTTCCTTTTCTGTCAAGCCGCCATACACTTTCTCCCTAGAATAATCCCTCCGCAGAACTTCGCTGTTAGCGTTTATAAAGGCTTTCAATTCCTGCTGTGCCTGCCTTACTTTCTTGCGGTAGGCTTTTGCTGTGTCGGGGTCGAGAGTGCCTGCCGCAAAGCGTTTTAGCTTGCGGACTTTCCGCTCCATTGCACGCTGTTTCTGCTCAAGCTCTCGCTGCTCTTTTATCTTCTCCGCCGGTATCGGCTCAGGTATCTGCGTTCTGCCGTGTATATACTGCGTCATTGTGTGACGGCAATTCGGGTGAAATAGCCCGTTCTTTACGGCATATGACAGCAGCCAAAACCACTCACCGCAGTAATTTGACTTGCCTTGAAACTCGTCCTTTTCCCCCTCCCATACTGTGAATACATCATCAATGTATACTTGACCTTGCCAAGGCTCACAGGTCTTTGAACAGCCGCCATACTGAGACACAAGCACCGTATCATACCCAAGCTCTGCAAAGCGTTTCGCCGCACCCTGCAACGCTGCCCTTGTGGAAGTTGTCCGCAGAGCCATTCGCACATAGTCGGCAATGTTCACTCGCTTGCCGTCAGCGTATACGATACAGTTTATGCCCTTGTCGAGGAAGTCCCTTGTGGCAAGGTCGATAGCCTCGTTAAGCGTCATAGAGCCTGTTCCCATTGCAAGCTGTACCCTATTCAAAGTCTGCCTGTAAATATCGTCTGTCATTCGCAGAGCGGCTGTTTCAGCGGTCTTTTCAAGGGTGGTGACGTCTTCCATAAGCTTTGCCATTTTCTTTTCGTTCACGCCAAAGAAATGCTTGTCGGGGATAGGTGTTATAGGCTCGTCAGAAAACTCCTGGGCGCTCCTTTGTGCCTGCTGCTGACCCTCTTGAAACTGCTCCGTCATAAGCTGTCTTGTCTGATCGTCGATAACGTCAACGTACTCGTTCATAATGTCAAGGTTTTCACGGCGGAAGTTCTCCATATTTTTCAGTTTCTCAGCCTGCCAAGCAGACCATTCAAAGCCGTAACGCTGTTCCTCCGCCTTGTGCCTTTTGAGATTGCGTTTCAGCGAAGATATGAGCCTTAGCTCTATCTCCTCAAATATCTTTGCGATGTCTTTGAAGCTGAGAATACTGACCACCTCCAAGTAGTTGATAGCAACAGGGTTTAAACAAATTCAAATGTACGGAAACTATAATGCCCCGTCCGGGCGAGGACCGTACTCGTCACCTACCGCAGTAGGCTCACCCTCAGTAAGCCCCTTTTCCTGCATTATCCGCTTGACCTCTGCGGCTTTCCAATCGTCCTCTTTAGAACTGCCCCACAGCTCCTCCACCTGCGTTTCAACTGACATAATACCATACGTGCTTGCCATGCCCACAGTTTCAACTCTGCTGTCAAAGTCAGGCGCACCATACTCGCCGAAGTCAACTGTCACCTCATAAGTCTCAGGGGCTTTGCCCTGCATATTGTCATAGGTCATAAGCACCGCAGAAACAAGCTGCGGCAGAGCCTTTTCAAGAGCCGTTGTGATAGTGTTTCGGGTGTTGCCTGTGACGTCTTTCTTCTCTCGCTGAGCGTCCGCACTTGACATCTTGCCAACATCTATGCCCAGCGTGGCAGGAGATACAAGCCCTTGCAGACACATAAGCAGGCAATTCGTATAGCTTGCCACAAACGCCTCATACTTGATATCAGGCTGAACTACTTCTATCTTAGGCGCTGCACCCTCTGCCGAAAGCGGTGGATCAATGCTTATGTAACTGTTGCCGAACTGGTTAGGCGCTTTAAGCTTACCGCTTGCAGGATCTCTAGGTATCATGCTTTCGGGGATATATTGCTTTACCCTGCCTGCTCTGATAGCGTCCCACCATTGTGAGATGACCTCGTCTAAAGCGTCAAAGCAATCAGACTTACCGCCGTCAAAAATGCTCTTGCCCCTGTTTGGATACTTTCGTGATGAAAAGAATTTCAGCGGCACAGCCATTATATACTCGCCCTCAAACTCAGTTTGGGGCGGTATCTGTGCAAGGCAAGGCACGTTGTCCAAGCCGACCTCGTGACCGTTATCGTCATACAGACGGCTTTCTATGTATCCCTTGCCATAATGCTCTTCAAGGTGAAATCTCTTTGAGCCTGCATAATGCACAGAATGAAAAACGACCTCGTTCAGCAGACCTCGTACAAAGTTATACTCCACTTTGTCAGCACCGATAAACTCGACTATTGGCGTATCAGAAAGCTCAGTATCCACCGATATTTTGAAAGCTCCGTCGCCGTCAACAAGTGCGGTAACTATCGCCTTGCCTGTCAGCTCTGTGAAGTCTATATGCTCGGAAATATTATCAAAGTCAGCCTTTGCTTTGTCCCCTGTGACCTTGATATCGTCCATATCAGAATAGACAATGTATGAAAGCGTATCGGCGATTATTGCAGGCAGACCGCTATGTATCTTGCGTATCTTTTCATTCTCAGTGACGCTGCTCCAGAATGAATTTGTGCCTAAGTTAAGCTGACGAAAGAACTGTGAAAGTTCTGCGGCGTCACCACGATACCAAAGCTGCGACCTTATCACATCTGTCATAAAACCTGTTTTCTCTGTTATAGTTATGCTGTATTCGGGTGCAGGCTGGATATCAAGCCAGTTTCTTATCATATTTTTCACCTTGCTTCCTATGCTGAATTTAGTCAATCTTCACACTTCCTATCTTGTCACGATACGGCAGCCAAGCATACTGACAGGAATTGATAAGGTGGTCATTGCCGTCCTCAGGCTCAGCCTTATCCTCCTTCCAACTGTATATGTTAAGCTCGCCTGCGTACTCCTTGCAATGCTCAAGGATATAAAAATCACCTGCCGCCAGCCAAGCTGACTGCAAGTGTATTCGGTCGATTATTTTCGTTTTCTTGAATGCTGGGATAAAGTTATATATGCTGCCTGTGAGCCGTCCAAACTTCTGACATTCAAGTATGGTCGCCTGATCTGCGCTGTCGATATATACATCTCGTGCAAAGCCCCACGTTCTGCGGTTTTTCTCCAAGAACGCCGTGAATATTTTCGGTATGTCGGAGGGCGTGAGCGGTACTTGCTTGTCACGATTGTTATACACTTCCTCGTCAAGAGTGACGCACTTTCTATCAGCCGTTATGCCCACAAAGGTGAACGCTATGGTATCAGGTGAGGATTGCGAGTAAGCGGTGTCAAGCCCGGCTGAGAAGTACACATAATTGAAAGCTTTCGCCTGCTCTGCTGTCAAGATATTTCGCTTTTGCAGGTCAAACACAAGCCCTGTTGCACGTCCTCTCAGACCGAGTATCTTGTTCTTATACAGCTTTGTGCCTTTCGGAGCGGCAGCCATTTTCCGTTTGATATCATCATCAGTAAGTGAAAGATTATCACGAAAAGTAAAGAACCAGTACCGCCAATTGGGTACAGGTTCTTCTGTAAGCTCTTTCATTATCTCCGCAGGCACGTCACAGGCGTATTTCTGATACGGACGTGAGCGGTTGACAAATTCTTTGTACACAGGCAGAGAGGGGTCGTCAGGGTTAAGGGTCGCCATAAGGTAATCGTTACGGGTTGACATCTCACGGACAAACTCGATATCAGCGGTATTTATCTCGTCGATATACACGCAGCCGAACTGAGCGCCCAGCACCATTTCCCACTTATCCTTGTTGTCATATCCCAGAACATAGATTATCTTGCCCTCAAACTTGATATGCGGCAGTTTGTAGTCCTTATCACCGTTGCCGAAGTACCGAGCATTGGCGTGCAGGTCAAGAATGCCGTTATCCTGCTGAATGATAGTTTCCTCAGCCTTTCCCGTAGTCTTAGCGGCAATGACGTGAAGTTTCTTTCGGCTTGCCGACACCATACGCATGAACTTTATGCCTGCGCCCACAGTTGTTTTGCCGCTTGCGGTAGTCCCCTCAAGGAAGTCCGCAGACACACCCCGAACGCTGTTGATGAAGTCCATATACTTCTGCGACAGAGGAAACTTACTCGTCAAGCCCCTCACCGCCTATCTGAGCGAAAACGTCCGAAAGCTTTTCAGAGGTCTTGACCTCCGCCTGTATCTTAGCCACATACTCTCCTGTCATTTTATTGAGGGTATCGACGGCTCTGATACGGTCAGCAGGGTCATTCTTGCCGTCCTTAGCGATATCAGACAAGAGTGCCTGCCTCTCCTTTGCGGTCATTATACGCTCGTCCTGAGCTTTCTCGGACAGCACACGGATATACTCCGCAACACTAGGATTATCTAGGATTTTGCAGGCGTCAGCTTTCGCATACTTCTCGCTGTATCCTGCCTTTATAGCACTCTGAACGGTGTTGCCGCTCTGAGCATAGTATTCTGCAAATTTCTTTTGCCGTGCTGTCATGAGGGGCACCGTCCTTTCTGAGATTTTGAAATAAAAAAAGAACTGCCACATTGTTGTAGCAGTTCGTAAGATTATTTTTTGTCAATGATATAATTTAATTCATCAGCAGACAAATCCGCTGAATGAATACCATTTGTTCTGGTCTTAGCAAGTTTACCAAATCTCTCAAGCATTCCTTTATACTCTGGCAGGATTTTACTGTGGCTGTTAAATTCACAATCTTTAAATTCCTGATACTTGCAATTAGATTTTATAAGCCATTCTGCATATTCATAATACTTTGCTTCTTCATTATCATTTCCGTCAAAGCCTCTAAATATATAGTCTTCACGATCTAGACCTGTCACATCTTCAAGATTGTCAAAAGAAAAGGTCATGCACCTTAACATCTCTAATATCTCATATACTTTTTCTGAAACTGAATACGGGACTTCACATAACGCTGGACCGATCTCTTCATAATTATACTCAAATCCCTGTGCAAGAATATCTTGATATATCTCATATTGTTCAGCGTTATCAGTATCAAGGCGTTTAAGTATCTCATACTGATTGAAAAGTATTATTCTGTCTTTTTTGCTAAGTTCCATTTTAGAACCTCCTTTTGTTCATTTTCTATATATTAGCATATAAAGCATAAAATATCAAGGTTATAAACAAAAATTCTCCCTACTGCACAAAATCATTTTGCCTTTTTTATGCAATACTTCAAGTTTTCGACATTTATGAACTTTTTGCGACGCAACGCAAAAGCGACCGCAAAATGCAGCCGCCCTTGTGAAAATATTTTAAGGAGTTAAGTAAATGTTGGAGCAGATGTTGAGCTGGCACGCTCTCGACCTGCAAATCGAAAGCCGCAGTATGGGGATACGGCTTTCAGACCCTGCCCGAACGCCCACCCTTACGAGCAGGCATTGGCAATGTAAAATTCAAGGAGTGCATTTATTTTCTGTCGGAAGCACGCCGACTCTGGTGCAAGCTTTAAGTATAGCCCTCTGAGCCTGCATACGCTGTTTTTCCTCTTATGGTAGATGAAAAACTTGGCATCAAAAAACGAAACCTCGGCTATTCCACCCGACGACGCACAGCCAAAGTGTGCAGGTTTTAAAGTTATACGATACCGATATTTTACGTTCTCGGTCTACGAACTGTATAACAGGCTTGGAGTTCCGTGTGGGAATTGCACCCACTCTGACTTTGCGGAACATACGGAGCATACGCTCCGTGGGTAAAAATTATTGGAGGATCTTTATGAAAGTCAGATAGTATTTACACTATCCTCAGTTTAAATTATAGCACACCTAAAACGAACAAAACGAACACACTTGATTATTTTTTCAAATATCTTTTGACCGCCATTCTACAGCCGTCCGCTGTACCTCCGACCTTGTGTCCTATCTGTATCCAAGTAAAGCCTTTTACAAACCTGAGTACAAATATCTTCCTCATTTGTCTATCCTCTATCCCCTTGATAAACTCCTCAATAGCCCTCTGCTCGGCTTCAAGTCGTGCCTGCTCACACAGCAATGAAAGTGTATCACCGCTTGGCAAGAAGCCGTCTATGCGTGTGCTGTGTGGTGTGTAGGACGGCGGCGTGCATACGCTGATACTGTCGGCAACGTACTTGCCCGAAAGCTCTGCCTTGATGTCCTCAATGGCTGAGGCGTTCCTGCGGTAGGCTTTCAGGCGTGGCATGGTCATTGGGTCGTTTCTTTCCATAGGCTATCCCTCCTCGATATCCAACAAACTAAGCTGGTTATTTTTCATGTCAAATACTCTGTCACGCCATTCAACGCCGATATAGTCAAGAACTCTTCCCCAGCCGTACTTTGTGCCGTCAGCATCTTCACAACACTTGTTCATCCAGAAATCCCACTCTTTTTCATTTCTTTCACGAAGCCTGTCAAATCGGTGAGGACGCTGTTCCATATGTATGCCGAAACCGCACATTGAGCAGCCTGTACGCTGAGCCTTTGTTGTGCAAAGCTTTCCGTCAAAGTCACGTTTTATCTCGCCATAGATTGTAGGCACAGGCACATTCAGGTCAAGTGCAAGTTGTAGCAAGTCCTGCCTTGTAAATATGGCAAATGGTGCTGAACGTATCGTGCTTTTGCCAAAGTAATTGCAGCCGTTAAGCATTAGCGATTTTTCACGTCTGCCACCCTCACTTGCCATAAGTCCTAAGAACGGCACACTCTTGTGTTGCTTTGCCCAATCATCACACGGCTTTTCTTTCATCCAGAAACAGCATTGTGATGATACCTTAAACGGCGGTATCTTGTAGTCAACGCCCTCGTTTTCATTTTCGTAACCGCCAAACAGTTCAAGCCAGCGCTGAGAAAGCTGCATTCTTGTATGCTTGCGAAAACCGCCATACTCTCCCGTTTCACCCGTTATGATAGCGTGACGAACTGTCTTGTTCTTGTCCGTAGGGTGTGCAAGCAGTTCTATTTTTGCGGCTGTTTCTTTTGATAGTACAGGAAAACCATATTCCCGTATGATATCTATTTTTGACTTGTATGGGCTTAACTTTATCACACCAAGTTGCTCGTGTATCTGCTGAATAGATTTGTCTTCAAGACTAGATACCGATACACCTGGAACATAACTGAAACCACAGTAATCATGTATAAATTTCAAAAGCGTTATGCTGTCAAGTCCGCCTACCGATATGTGCGTATTCAGATTTCTTTTGTCACATTCACGAATGAACTCCCTTACTCTGACCTCAGCGTATTTGACCTTGAACTCATACGGCATTTTCTGCTTAGTTTGGAAAGCTGCTATCTTCTTTTCATTGTCTTTGGTACGCTCCTCATAGCTTTTCACTTTTATCCCTCCTCAAATCTCGGGCATTCCGTCACAGTGTATGAATGCAACGTACCGCCCTTTTGTGCCTCGTACATCCTGTGCTGACGTGTCTTCCAACCCTCGACAGGTCTGCGGTCTATGGACCATGCACAGCCTGTGAGGTATTCTCCTGTTATCTTGTCCTTTGTCGGTACTGCGTGGCGACAGTGCCAATAGAGGGTGTGGTCAGTGTGTTTCATTCTCACACCTCAACTCTTCCAGCCTGCAATACACCAACGTGTTGCCACAAGTCTTGTCAGCGATCTCTGCCTGATAGAAGAACTGACCTGTCTTACTGCTCTTGCGGATAATGCACCCTGTCAGCTCGTAGCAATCAGATCCGTTGTAGCTCACCCTGCGTCCGAGACTTTTCTTTACTTCGTGTATCGTCATAGCTCCTCTATCCTCACATAAATGCCAGGTATGTCCGCCCAGAACTTTTCGCATATCTCACTCGCCACAAGCTGGTCGTCTGTCCAGAAATCAAGCTTTGTCATGCAGTCCTTGAACATCTTCTGCAAGTTGTCTGTGTCAGGCTTGGTGGTCTTGTACTCTCCGTCCTTGTGTTTGCCGTCATTTGGAAACAGCCACTTTGTTATGAGCCTTATCCCACAACTGTACTTCTCAGGCGGTCTGTGCCTTGCTAGGTTTGCCGTGAGCTTCTCTTTTGCCGACTTTACATCGGGTGGGTCATAAAATATCGGCTTGCCATTTTTCACAGATACCTTGTGTTCCTGAGCCGTAGCCGTCGGCGGTATCATCGCCAAAAAAAAATCAGTCATCATCGTCACTGTCCTTTAACAAATCCCTAATTTCTGTAAGTCTGTAATTACAGATTTTAAACTGCCTCAATATTTCTTTGAGTATTTTTATCAGAGTGTTAAATCTCATATTTTTACATTTCACCTCTTTCAAAATTTTGCCTAGTTCTGTTTGTCGGGTAGGGTAGGGAATGGGGTGACCTTGTCCCCATTCCCATACCCACCTACGAACAGTAGGGACATATCTCCTTACGTAGTAAGGGGAGTCCGTCCTTATGGATGCACCTGAAAATCAAGGTTATTCCTTAAATACGGACGTACCTAAATTTCAAGGTTAATCCTTATACGGACTTATCTATTGATTTAAGGTCAGTCCGTATGTTGTTCTTTCCTTTTTAAATAGGTTTTGCCGTCATTACCCTTAAACTTTTCGTATCTTTTTTTGTATTCATCATCAGATTTTTCTCCGTTTCCGAAAATTCTTTTAATGTAATCTTTTGTTAAACCAGAAGTGTTTGCTATTTCCTCTACTGACGCAACACCATTGTTTTCAGCACCTGCAAATGCGATTTCAAAGCTGTCAAGCTTAGCTATTTTATCTTCCTTTGCTTGTTTTTTGCGTGCATTAACTCCTTTTTTGTAGTATGGCATTTCACCCTCTACCTCGCAGTCTTTGAGCACGCCCACAGTGTCCTCTCTGTGAACAGGATAATCAAACCACATATTGAGGGGAGCAAATTTCGGGAACTCTCTCAGAGTACCCTCTATACGCCATGCCGTGCGGTTTCTTACTGCAAGCTTAGCCTTGTCTATGTCGGCCATCATAAGCTTGTATGAGTTCGGGTGCAGGTACTTGTGTGTTATCTCCAGCATTTTTGCAGGCGTAACAAGATCGTCCTGCGAGCAAAGATCATCAGTATTTCTGTAAAATCTCCTCATCCAGTTCTCGCAGATACGGCAAACAGTTTCGTCCTCCTGCTGCTTGTAAAGGCTGTCTGAAATGTCAAGCTCTGAAAGGTCAAGAAGTGCGTCAGGGTCACGGGCGAATACTCCTGAACCGCTGGCTCTGTCCATTGAACGCTTACCGCCCTGCGCTCCCTTTGAGTGGTGGTGGCAGTATATGACCGCACAGCCAAGCTCTGTGCATACCTTGTCAAACTGGTTGCAGAAGTGCGCCATTTGGTCTGCTGAGTTCTCGTCGCCTGTTATGACCTTGTAGATAGGGTCTATTATTACAGCAATGTAATTCTTCTTGCTTGCTCGGCGTATAAGCTTTGGTGCAAGCTTGTCCATTGGTACGCTGTGACCTCTCAGATTCCATATGTCTATGCTGTTGAGGTTATCAGGCTCTAGGTGCATTGCGGTGTACACGTCCTTGAAACGGTGCAGACAAGATGCTCTGTCAAGCTCTAGGTTGACGTATAGTATCTTTCCTTTGGTGCATTGCCAGCCAAACCACTTGACACCCTCAGCTATCGCCACGCACATCTCGATAAGTGCATAAGACTTGCCGGCCTTTGACGGACCTGCAATGAGCATTTTGTGACCCTGTCTGAGAACACCGTCAATAAGTGGCGGAGCAAGCTCAGGCAGGTTATCCCACTCAGCACTCAGGCTCTCAGGGTCAGGGAGATCATCATTGATACTCTCTATGTAATCTTTCCATTCTGAAAAGCTTTCTTTGCCTATGTTCTTGTCAATGATGAACTGTTTCTTGCCGTTCCTCATAACGCCTGGCATACGGCTAAGACGTGAAGGATTGCGGTTTTGTTTATCTATGTCAAGACCGCTTTCCTTGCAGACCTTGTAAAGAAAATCAACACGCCTGCGGTATTCATCATAGTTGGGAGCGTCTATCTTGACGATAGCGTGAACGCTCTTTCCACCGCTGTATACAAGCACAGCGATAGGAAGTTCAAGCTCTCTCATCACAGCATTCTGCTGTTCTATAGGCATACTGTCGCTTTCAACAAGAGCATAGCGGTAGTCTGTTACATTCTCGTTCTTTACGCCCTTGCCGTCAAGAGGATTGAAGCGGATCCACGCTCCGGCTTCTTCCTTGTAGTCGCCAAACACCGCACCAATGTCGCCGTTACATTCGCCAAGCCTCTTGATAAGCTCCCCTGCCGTCCTGTCACAGCACCCCTTTGTGGGCAGATACTTGGTCTTGCCGTCCTTTTCGGTTTCCCACGTTTGCGTAACATAGCCCACGTTCTCCCCTGCCTCAAAGAGTGTCTCAAGATAGGTGACTATCTCCTTGACAGGATCCCATTGGGCAGGCTCGGTGATCGGTATGCCCTCACCGCCGTTTACAAGGGGACTGCTTTCTTCTGCAACTATCTCGCCGTCCCAATCGTATGCCTGAAACTCATGGGGGCTGTATCCTCTTTCCTTTGCCATTTGCACGATAGTTCCTGCGGTCACGGGCTGAGCATTGCCGTTAAAGCCTTGCCACTTGCGTTCACACTCACCGCTGTGATAACGGCTGTCTGACCTCGACCAACTGTCCCAATCGTTCACGGAATAGCCCTCGTGCTTGAGAGCCATTCCCACGTTGACCCATTCCTGATAATCACAGCTTGCAGGGTCTATGTATTCAAGCATTTTAAGCAAATTTGTGTTATCCATTCACTCCTCCTTAGTTCTCAGGTGTGTATGTTTTCGGGTCGACATCTCTCGGCACTCTCCAACCATTGGCAGAGATACGGGCTATCATCCTGCTTGCACTGTCAAAGCTCCAAGAGCCAACGTGCTCAAAGCCCTTGCTTTCAAGCAGCCTTATCTGCTTTGGAGTGGTAAGTCCTGCATTGCGGCGCTTTTCAAGTCGGTCAAGGATAAGCTTTGCCTTGCCTGCGTTGTCTATATCGTCAGGGAAAATGCCCAGCTTTTCAAGCTTTGCTTTCTGCTTGTCAGTAGCAGGAGCACACTCCCAGCCAAAAGCAGGAACGTAAGAGGACAAGTCCTCAGCCTGTATTGACATTTCATACTGCAATGGGTCAACGAGCTTTCTCTTGCGTGTTTTCATTTCTTTGAGCTGCTTTGCCAAAGACTCTTCACGCTGTGCCACAACGTCCTCGCTTGCCTGTTTTTCTGCCTCTTCGATATCTACTGCACAGCCTGCCTCATTGGCAAGGTTTTCGGTCATTTTCTCAGCGACCTCTTCATTCTGACAGATAAGGTGTGCAGGTCTGCAAAGCTCGTGGCGTTCTGTGTGCCACAGAAAGTCAAGCAGTAAAAGCTCTGTCTTTCCCTCGCAAAGTCTTGTGCCTCTGCCTACCATTTGACAGTAAAGCCCACGCACTTTTGTTGGTCTTAGCACGATAACGCAGTCAACTGACGGACAGTCCCAGCCCTCTGTGAGGAGCATTGAGTTGCACAGCACGTTGTATTCGCCCTTGTCGAAAGCTTCTAATATCTCCGCTCTGTTTGTGCTTTCTCCGTTGACCTCAGCGGCGTTGAACCCTTTGCTGATAAGGATATCACGGAACTTCTGAGAGGTCTTGACAAGCGGCAGGAACACAACTGTCTTGCGTTTCTTACAGTATTTGAGCATTTCATCAGCTATCTGATAAAGATAAGGGTCAAGTGCCGTGTCGATATCACTTGCCTTGAAATCTCCTGCCTGAGTTGATACTCCCGAAAGGTCAAGTTTCAGCGGTATGGTTATAGCCTTGATAGGTGAAAGATATCCCTCTTTGATAGCCTGCGGCAGGGTGTATTCATAGGCAAGGCTGTCGAACACCGAGCCTAAGTTTTTCATATCGCCCCTGTCAGGTGTAGCCGTTACACCAAGTACCTGAGCTTCAGGAAAATGGTCAAGCACTCTCTGATAGCCGTCTGAGATAGCGTGATGAGCCTCGTCAATTATTATGGTATCGAAGTAATTTTCCGAAAAGCCTTTGAGCCTTTTCTCACGCATAAGGGTCTGAACTGAGCCTACAACCACACGATACCAAGAGCCTAAACAGCTTTGCTCTGCTTTTTCGGTGGCACAGCCAAGCCCTGTTGACTTCATAAGCTTGTCAGCCGCCTGGTCGAGCAGCTCGCCCCTGTGGGCAAGGATAAGCACACGCTTACCCTGCCGCACACATTCTTCCGTAACAGCCGAGAAAAGTATTGTCTTTCCCGTTCCTGTGGGCAGAACTGCAAGGACTTTGTTTATTCCCTCAGACCATTGTTCGAGTATAGCAAGCTTAGCCTCGTTTTGATATGGTCTTAAATTCATCATCAGAACGCACCGGCTTTCCAACCACCTGTCTGAGCAGGTTGACTATACTGCGGTGTCTGCGTCTGAGCAGGCTGAACGGTAGTCACATTCTCGTCATAGGCATAGAGCTTCTTTATCTTGTTGGACTGCCTATCCTCACCGTCCTTGTTCTTGTAGTTGTCAACGTAGACGTGACACTTGCCCTTTTTGCCTGTGATAGCGTTCCAGTTCATTTTCAGCGGCTCGCCGTGTTTTTTCAGACCGAGAGCCAGGAAAAGTGCTGAGAGTTTCCACTCAAACTTGTTGCAAAGGAAGAAGTTCTCTGTTATCTCCACGCTGTCCTCAGCTCCCCATATGGTGAATGTGACCTTAGCCATATTGCAGGGCGGTACTTTTGCCGACCCCTCGTGTCTTGCACGTTCGTACTTTGCAACGGTGAAGTCATAGTCCCCCTCAGGGAGCAAGACAAAGTCCCCACCCTCGTTGACTATCTCATCTTCCCAGCCGTATTCCATAAAATTATCCATGGTGTTGTCCTCCTTTTAAAATGGTACTTTCTGATTTTCTCTGATAAGCGGCAGCATTTGCTCCCAAGCGCCTATCAGACAGCCCTGCACGAAGTCGTCAGGATAGTTTGTGATAGGAGTATCATAAGGGAAATAGTTTCTCTGAGATACCACAAGACGTATATCCGATTCGCTTACGTTGTTGGCTCTCATAAGGTCTGCAAGCGCTTTCGGTATGCCATCAGGGATAACGATAGGTGGTGCAACGTCCTCAAAGCCGCTGAGATCTGTAAGGGGTTCTTCTGCCTTTGGTGCAGCTGTCGGCTGAGCCTGCTGCAATGTCACTGCGTTTGATGTCTTATGAGGTGGCTGCGGTGCTGCTTTCGGCTGTGCAAGCTGCTCCTGCACACGTCTTGGCATCGGCACAGGCTTAGGCATTTCAGCAGGCTGTGTATACGCAAACAGGTGAGCTATGCCACTATACTCAAAAAGCATTTCAGGCGGAAGTCCGTCACGATTTTTAGCATCCCAGCAAGGGTGATGTGTGGTGTACATAACACGGTCGCCACCCTGAGCCTTGAACTTCTTGCCGTCCTTATCCACAGCTACTGCATATGTTTTGTAGTTTGCAAACAGCACCATATCTGCCCACTCTTTCACGAGAGGCGATATCTGAGAAGAAGTTTTCTTGCCGAGCTTTAACTCCCAACGGTCATAAGCGCCCAGCTCGTCAGGCTGTTCAAACTTTCTCATCTGAGCGTGAGCCGTAAGCACAACGTTGATACCGCTGTCAACTACCTCCTGCAAGAGATTAAGAAACTTGCCTATCTCCTCTTTTTCGTAAACATAGCCGTTGCCGTAGCCGAAATCTTCAATGCCTTTCTTCTGATGAGCCGAGCAGATAGTTTCAATGCAAAGCTGTTCAGCCCAATCAAATGTATCAATGACAAGGGTCTTGCAGAGCCTGCCGTTCATAGCTTCCTTTACCTCGTTTTTGAGCATTTCCCAGCTTGTTGGCTTAGGGAAACGTCTGATGTTCAGCTTCTTTGTACTGCCCTCAGTATCAATAAATACAGGGTCAGGGAACTGAGCCGCAAAGGTGGATTTGCCTATGCCCTCAGGACCATATATCACGACTTTCTGTGCGGAGCTTACAACTCCTGATGTTATCTCATACATTAAAATGCACCTGCTTTCCAAGTTTTCGTTTCTGTGTTTTCTTCCTTATCATTGTCCATTGACCTGCCGTCCTCAATAATGATACTGCACTCGTCACCTGTGGAAACTCTTGTGGCTATCGCCTGCAAGCCCTGTGCTTCAAGCCACTTGCCGAAGTCTTCAAGGGTGTCGGTATCCATTTGTTCAAGCTTGTCCAGCAGGACAAAACCGCAGTCAGGATTGAGTTTTCTTACGATAGAGGTAGCGACGATAAGCTGTTCAGCACCGCTTATACTGTCCCACTTATGCCCGTTATACAACAGCTCTCCGTCCTCAACGGAAAGTCCTTCAAGAGGCAGGTCGGCACTGCCCAGCAGGTCAGTTTTAGCCTGCCTTACGTCCTCTATCTGCTCAGTGAGATATGTATACTGTGAACGGTAGTCCTCAGCGTCTATCTCAGCTTTCTCCCTGTCGAGGTTTGCTCTTATCTTCTTGTTCAGCTCCTCGATATCTGAGATATTCTTTTCAAGCTCCGCTGTGCTTTCGTCCACAAGGTCTTGTGCGTCAAGGCTTGCAAGCTTGAAGTTGTTCGCTGCCGCTTCATAGCTTGCTTTTGCACGTTCATAGGCGGACTTAGCAATCTCCAACTGCTTTTCGTAGTATTCTTTCTGGTCACGCTTACGCTGATTTTCGCCGTTGCGAGCAAGTATATCCTGCTGCTGTCTGATAAGCTCCGAAGCCGAAACAGGCTCGGCAGGAACGTTTGCGTACACAGGCATTTCCTTTGCAAACTTAGACTTCTGGTCAGCTATTCTGCCGATAGCGGTACGCTGGTCATAGAGAGAATGTTCCTTATGTTCAAGCTGATAGAGCGTATCGCCCACGCCGATTATTTTCAGCAGAGTTGAAGCTTTTTCCTTGCTTGACTGATTTATGAACTTAGGCAGGTCAAGTGCAAACTGCTCAACGAAGCTGTTCAAAAGCTGTTGACCGCCTTTTTTGCCTGTGCTGTCGGTGACTTTGAGAGAGCTGTTCTTGCCCGAACGCTCCACCACGATACCATTATCGAGGGTGATCTTCAAGTGCGGTTCGACAACAGACCCCTCACGCTGAGGAGAGGACGGCTTATACTTGTCACCTCCAAGCGCCCAAGCGATAGCGTCAAGGACAGAGGTCTTGCCCTGCCTGTTCTTACCGCCGATAACAGTAAGTCCATTCTTTGCAGGCTCAAGCTGTACGGCTTTTATCTTCTTTACGTTCTCAAATTCAAGTGAGTTTATTTTTACTGACATTTTAGTTCGCTCCTCTCATATTTTCAAGCTTATCCCTTGTGCTGCATATTTTTCCGTACACTTCTCCGATATCAAAAGCTCTACGCTCACATGCCGGCATTCCTTCGTAGATATCGAGTATATCTGTACAGGCTTTGTCTGCGGTATCATATGCTTGACAAATCTGCTCTTTTGTGCTATCATCAAGGTGTGTTGAATTGATATTTTTCAATATCTCTGAGCTTGTGCTGTTGGCAGACAGTGCAGGCTCGTTTTTTGTGTTGTTCACTATGTATCGTGTGAAAGTTTCAATGCAACCCTCAATTTCCAAAGTTGCGAAAAATGGGCAGTTATCGCAGTCAGCATTTGTCGCACAATGTTTCGCCGCATTTATGATATCTTCGTTTGTAAATTCCTTATTCATCTTTATCCTCCCTTATCGGCTGTACGCTCATATACTGTCTGCCGTCATAGTCCATCTTCTTCACAGGTTCAATCCCTTTCTCACGGAGCGACCTTGCGGCATCGCCAAGCCCTCTGTCAAAATCCTCACGGGTCTTGTAGAATGCACATCTACGGCAGTAGTCCTTTGTTGGCGTTACTGTAAGCGCACCGCATTCGTCAGGCTTGACATTTGAATGGAACACGCAGATATTGACCGCTCCGCTGCCGTTGTCAAGGGGCTTGTCCCTTTTAAAGACCTCTCTCATCACTATCATCGTTTTCGTCCTCCTCAATCTTTCCCCATTGTTCAGCCATCGCAAAAGCAATACCTTTAAACGTTTTGCTCCTTACCTTAGCACGATCTTTGCCAGAATGACGTGTTTCTTCCCATGTGCGTGATTTACCATTAGAATATCGTCCAAACAGCTTGCCATTATCAGGCTTGTCCCCTGTATATGTTGGCCGTAGGACAGGCAGCCCCTTTAGCCATAAACACGTCGCCTTTGTGACAAACTGTTCTGAGTCTTCCGGTCCGTTTGAAAACATATATGGGTGAATTATTTGATCTGCCTTTCTGAATACAGTATTCATACGCCCTATAGGGTTTTCCACTGCAATTTTTGGTGCGTTCGCCGACACAATCTGCATAAAAAATACTATTGATTCTTCACGGTGTTTCATACGCTCGACCACCTTTTCAGCAGGTGTGCATTTCAAACTATAGTGGCGTGTAGCCACGTTGGTCAGGTATGTACACGGTGGGTGTGCGATAATCATATCCCATGTTTCAACAGTATGCTGCTTGCCGTCACAGGTGAAGAAATCGGTATTGCCATTGATAATATCCAAAACATCATTGCATATATGCCATTCAGGGTGACCGCCTGAACACATCTGAATATCGCAGCTGTATGCTTCGTGCCCTTTCGCACGGAATGCCTTGCAGACCTCTTGTGATTCTTCACAGGCTATCAGAACTTTCATTGTTCTTATCCTCCTCTTTTTATCAACAGTAAGCTGTGAAACACTTACTTGCAGAGCTTTTACCTTTTCATTGGCAATTTCCAAAGCCCTTTTCATAATCATCTCAGGACTGTTCCACGCTTCTTCAACTCTTATGAAGTACTGACGGAACTGCTTTCCTTTTTCACTTCTCTGCAACATACAGATCTCCTTTGCCATTGGGATTGTAAGTTGGTGGTCGGTAAGTTCACGACTTACCTGCCTGTTTCCCTCAGTACGAACCTGCTCATTTTTGAGCGGGTTGAAATCCTCACCCTCCGTAAATCCGTATTCACACATTCTCGGAAACCAGTCTTTATAAGCGGTCTTGACTTCAAGTGCCTCGTGTAGTTCCCTGCCCGATACTGTTGGGCGTTCAGCATTTTCATAACTGATTTTGATTAGT